GATGTCCTCGGGGGTCAGCCCACCTACTGAGCGGTTCCGGATGTCCTCCCCGCCCTTCAGCCCCTTCAGGTTCTTCAGGTTGAACGGCAGGTAGTGGTCGTCGCCGTAGCCGATGGCCTGAGAGACGATCTGGCCATCGGCGTTCAGGATCACGCCCTCGGACGGTGGGGTGTGCCCGGACTCCAGGTGCAGGCCGTAGAACTCCTTCTCCGGAATCTTCTTCTCCAGGTAGTCCCCGATCGCCTTCCGGCCCTGCTCCCGCTCCTTCCAGGTGGGCACGCGCTGCTCTGCTGCCTCACTCGCGGCAGCCCGCTCCTTCAAGGACTGGCGCTTGTACTCGACCTTGCCCTCGGGCTTCTGCTGACGCAGACCACGGTCGGTGGTGGGCCTGCGACGCTCCTTCTCGGCAGCCCACAGATCGAACGACCCACTCATCTTGCTCTGCTGGACCGCATGGCTGTAGTCGTCGATCAGCTCCTTGTCCGGGGTCCGCTCGGTGCCCCGGTACCGGTAGCCGGTCTTCCGGGCCGAGGGGCCGATCACGGCCTCCGCCTCCGGGCCGTGGCGTCCGACGATCTCCGCGAACTGTCCGGCCAGCTGGATCTTGGACCCCTTCGGGGCCGCGTCCGCCACGAACTTCCCGGTGTGCGCCATCCGCTCGTAGAGGCGCTGGTTGGAGTTCCTCCCGGTCGGGTCACCGGCGTTCAGCCACTTGTTGGTGAAGTTGATGCTGTCCGTGTCCGCCCGATTCACCGCCGCCACCTGCTCGGCATCCATGCTGCCGCCCAGCGCCCCGGCCAGCCCGAAGGCAGCCCCGCCAGTGGTCAGGGTGGTGGGCTTGGCGTCCGCGCCCTCCAGGGTGAGGTTCGGGTTGGCCAGCATCTTGTACGGCGGGATGGAGCCCGAGTGGATCTGGGTGAAGGGCCGTCCGGCCTTGTCGGTGAAGTGCAGCATCACCTCCTGGTTCCCACGCCCTTCGGTGGACTGGCTGACCGTGCTCAGGAAGTTGGCCAGCTGCCGGTACTCATCCTGGAACTGGATCCGCTGCTCCTTGGTCAGCTCGGTGTCGTTGTGGTGGGTGGGGGTGTCCACCCCGAGCATCGCCTTCGCGGTCTTCCCGTGCAGCTCGTTCGTCTGGTTGTGGGTGATCTTGGTCCGGAACCGTCCGGTGCCCGGCTCCCGGAGGAAGTCGGACTCCTTCCACTGGTAGCCGTACTTCTGGGAGGCACCGGTGCCCTGGGTGGCCTTGCAGACCTCCTCGATCATCGAGATGGTCTGCGCGTACGCGAGCGCGTGCTGGGGGTCCATGCCCTTGGAGATCAGCCGGACGTGGGCCTCCTTCAGGTCCTCCAGCTGCTCGCGCACCACCTGGTTCAGGTGCCGCTGCAGGGTGCCCAGGTTCTTCTCGATGTCGGTCTCGAACAGGTCGGAGGCCACGATGTGGGTGAACATCTCGGCGGTGTCGTCGTCCATCTTCATCACCAGGTCGAACGCCCGCTGGGCTGCCGCGTGGTTGAAGAGGGGGTCACTACTAGAGGGCGTGTAGGCCTTCCGGATCTTGCCGTGCTTCTCCTCGGCCTCCCAGCGCTCAGCGATCTTCGGGTGCTTGGCGTGCAGGTACCGGCGCTGCTTCACGCTCTTGAACGGCATCTCACTTCCCCTTCTTCGGCGGAGGCTTCTTCGCCGTCTTCTTCGCCGCGCCTCGGATCGGACCCTTCTGTGCGGTCTTCTTCGCAGTGGCTGCCTGGGACTGGAGCTTCAGCTTGGCCGTGGCTGCCGAGGAGCGGTCCTGGTGCCGGAGCGCCTCCAGCTTCCTCTTGTGCTCCCGGTTGCTCATCACGTCCGCCAGCCGCATCTTCTCCTTCTCGCGACCGTGGGCGCTCTGCGCGGTCTTCTCCCCGAGCTGCATCTTCTCCTTCTCCATGGCGTGCTGCTTGGCCGCGTTCGGGTCCTCGGGCGGCGGCTGCTGCTGGATCTGGGCCTGCTGCATCTGCTGCTGGGTCTGCATGTCCATCTGCTGCTGCTGCATCCCCATCTCGGCCTCCTGGGTGGCCGGGTGCGGGGTCTGGGCGTGCATCTCGGCCTGCTCCGGGGTCATCCCCTGAGCCGTCATCTGAGCCTTCTGGGACAGCCCGGTCAGCTCCATCTGGCCCTGGCCGTACTCCATGGCCTGCTGCTGCTGCAGCATCACCCGCTTGTAGTCCACGTCCTCGTCCGTCATCTCCGGCAGGCGGGCGATCTCGCGGATGTACTTCTCCAGCTCCGGGTCCGGGAACCACTGCATGCCCGCACCAGCGGTGGCGCTGATGAAGGCAGCCAGCTGGTCCAGGGCGGGCGGGTCCACGTTGGTGGGCTCGAAGCGCGGCAGCTCGTCCAGCTTCCACCCGTTGACCGCGAACAGCCGGGGGACCGCGTACCGGTTCAGGGTGTCCGCGATCGCCTTGGTGATGGCGTTCAGGGCAGCCCGGAAGATGCCGGTCTTGTCGGTGTGCAGGGAGTAGGAGCCGGTGTCCTGGTGTCCGACCAGGATGAAGTCGGCCAACACGCTCATCAGGATCCGCTGCTCGTAGCGGGTGATGATCGCGTTGGTGTCGAACTGGCGGGTGCCTCCGGACGACATCAGCTCGAAGTCGAACAGCGGCTGCTTGGTGTCCGGGTCGTACTGCGAGGGGAGAACCAGGCCCTCGTTCTCATCTCGCCGTACGCCCCGGACCATCTTCTTGAAGGCCTCCACGGTCTTCGCCTGCGGGGTGCCCTTGGCCGCTGTCAGGTAGTCGGCGGGCACCTTGCCCACCGGCATCCCGGCCAGGTCACGCTCGACACCGATCGCCTCGAACTCCTCCAGGCGCTTCTTGAAGTACCAGGCCCGGTAGGACGTGCGGAGCAGGGACACGCCCTCCGGGTTGCCCTTGGAGATCGAGGTCCGGAACAGGATGCTCTTCTCGATCGGGATCACCGTGGTCTGGTACCGCGGCGGTGCCATCTGCACCATCGACCGGACCCCGCCGGTCTCGTCGAAGGACCAGCGCTGCAGGGTCTCCTGCGCGCGGATCGGCATCTTCCGCCAGCCGATCTTCCCGTCGTTGTGCTTGGACCGCTTCTTGGGGTCCTTCTGCCAGGGGCCGAGCCGACGCTTGTAGACGATCTCGTGCCAGGACCAGCCGTAGACGATCATGGACAGGACCTCACCGATGAAGTCGTCCCAGCTGTGGCTCATGTCCTCCATGCACTCTTCGAGGAACTCCTGAGCCGCCTGACCGTCCTCGGACTGCTCGGGAGGGAGGACCTTCCACTCCACCTCGCGCAGCAGCTTGTCGATGCTGAACAGCAGGGCCCCGACCATCGAGTCGTTGGCCGACATCTCCCGGTAGACCCGGACCGCCTTGCGGCCCCGGAGCGCGGGCAGGAACTCCTCGTCGATGTAGCCCGACATCCGCTTGACGCCGGTGACACCCAGTTCCTCCATGGGCCCGACGCGCTTGGGGACCTCGTCCCCGGCGTTGTCCTCGTCCCAGCTGGAGATGTCTCCCTGGGGCAGCTTCACGTCAGCCATTCGTGTTCCTCTGCTTCCGCTGACGCGCCACCGTGCGCGCGGGCTTGATGAGTGTCTTGTTGGCGGTGTAGGCACCCAGTGCGCCTACCGCTCCAGCACCGGCCAGCGCCAGGCCAGCCTTGCCACGACCCATCTTGGACCCCTCCGCGACATGCCGTCCGGCTTCAGCAACGGTCCGAGCGGGCTGCGGGTGATGCGGGTGGGGGATCCTCGCCTGGTTCCCGAAGCCGAGGGGGTTCAGATCCTTGGAGATCAAGCCGTGCTCTACTCCGAACGCACTGATCATGTCTCCAGTCTCCCGTCGTCGGCCACTCACACCATCAGGTTGTAGTCTTCCGCGACCTCTTGGGACTTGTTCTGCACCGAGCCCACCACCCAGTTCCCAGGCTTCCGCTTCGCGTCGTTGTTCTGACGCATCTCCTCCTCGATCCAGGTCGGACCGTGGTCGCTGGGGATCGTGATCGGATGGGCAGGCACCGCCCGCTTGGAGACCAGCCGCCAGCCCAGCGCCATCGAGCAGATCTCGTCCGGCAGGTGGAACTCCTTCCCGCGCGCGTAGAGCATGTCCACCGAGGCGTACAGGTGGGCCTTGTAGAAGACCGGCACCCGAGGAGCCAGCCAGCGCCCGTTCTCGATCGCGGAGACGTACTCGCTCAGCATGTTGTCACGCTGGGCCCCGGTCATCAGGAAGCCTCGCGCGCGCCGGTCGATGTAGTCCGCGACCACCGCGCCCAGCCCGGTGGCGTCGTGGATGCCCTCGGCGTTGTACTCCTTCATCAGCTTGTTGAACTCCCCGATCATCACCGGGTAGGGCAGCCGACGCATCCGGGACCAGTGCACGACCTTGCAGGGGAACCGGGTCACGTCGGAGACCGTGATCACCGTCCAGTCCTGCTCCTTGGCCCAGTCCGCGCTGATCACGTACTCGGCGTCCTGCTTCATGTTCTCGAAGCGGTAGACCTGGCGCTCCTTGGACACCGTCTCCCGGACGGTCTGGGTGGGCAGGCTGAACATCTTCTCCACGCTGGCGGAGTCGATGGCACGGGATCCGATGCTGGGCTCACCCAGGTCGTACTCCACCCGCCACATCTCGGCGGGGATCTCCCGGCGCTTCTGGTCGATCGTCTCCTGCTCCAGCCAGCCGTCGATCGGGTTGGAGGTATCGCGATAGCACCAGGTGTAGATCGGCAGCTCCTCCTCCTTGAACCGCTGGTACTCGTGCGCGAAGGTCTTGTCCGGGTACTGCCAGGTCGAGGACATCGCGGTCATCGGGCGGACGATCTCTCCCCGCCAGTTCTTCTGCGGCATCGGCTGGCCCTTGGCAGCGTCGAAGATGGCCTGGTCCATCTCGTCGATCTCGTCCAGCAGCAGGGTGGGCGGGTGCGGGCCACGGACCGTCTTCTGGCTGGCCGTGAGCGGCATGATCGTGGCCAGGTTGGTCAGCTTGATCCGAGTCGCGCTCTCTTCGCGGACCAGGTAGGACGGCGCGTTGCCGTGCTCCCAGGCGTCCCGGATCGTGTTGTGGATGTTGATCGACTGGTTCAGGGAGCCGCCCACGATGTTCACATCGGAACCGGTGATGGCTGCCTTGGTCAGACCTAGGATGCTCAGCAGTCTGGACTTCCCCGACAGGCCACGGGAGCCGTGGATCAGGATCTGCGGCTCCCGGTTGAAGTACGCGGTGGCGAAGGCGTCGAAGGGCGCGTCATGGTCGTCACAGACCTTGTGCCGGGGGATGGTGATCCCCCAGAGGGCCTTGACGACCTCGTACAGCTCGTCGTCGGTCTTAGGCTCTCGGCCCAGAATGATGCTCACCGATCAGCCCCTTCAGGGTGTACCCGGCCTCGCTGGCAGGGACTGAGACCTCGTAGCCGACACCACCAGGGAGCTCGATCAGATACTGCCACCACACCACGTCGGTGTCCGTGGGGGTGACCTTCACCGAGAAGCTGCCGTCCTTGGACAGGTAGACCTCGGGAGCCAGACAGGCCCAGGTGATGCCGTCGCACACCACCCAGAGCCTGCTGGGAGTGAACCGGACCAGACCCTGTACGGGCATCCCGTTCCGGTAGAGGAGTGATCCGGTCACAGTGATAGTTGGCAGCATGACCCGATCCTATCCACTACACCGCGGGAGGCTCAACAGGTGGCGGGGTGGCAGTTGCCGGAGTCACCAGCATCCTGGTCACGATCGCCAGGATCACCGAGGTGATCGCCAGGATCGAGCCGATCTGCTCCTCGCTCAGGTCCACCCCGAAGGCCAGGACCAGGGCCAGGATCGCCTGCACCAGGCCCACGATCAGCGCTGGCTCGTTCTTGATCACGTTGCCGTTGAACACACCCATGACGCCTCCTAGCTGTTGATCAGTGCCTTCGCTCCTGGATTGACCTCCAGGATGGCCTTCCCGCGCGTGGAGGTGTCGAGCTCCCGGGCTCGCTTCTCGACTGCCGACATGCCCGCGTTGATCTCGAAGTGCATGGCGTCGGGGCGGTTGCTGTAGTCCCCGCCCCAGCGGATGGTACCGCCGAAGAACTTCATCCGGCGGTGGATCAGGTCGACCTGGCGCTGGCTGAAGGTCGCCCTGGTGGACCGGCCCATCGGGTGCTGGGAGGCGTTCAGGTCGATCGCGGTGCCCGAGGCGTGGTTGGAGATGTCCGACGAGCCGGAGATCGGACGCCTGGCCCAGCCCCAGTCGTCGAGCTGGCCGGTGTCGATCCGCTCGATCTTGTCGTCGAACCAGAGCGCCAGGTGCACCAGCAGGAACCCCGCAGAGCCGTCCCGGCACAGCAGCTTGCGGTTGACCCGTGGGATCGTCCAGCTGCGGAGCCGGGGCGGCTTGCCGGAGGTGTCGGAGTCCAGCACCAGCCAGCCGTTCTGCGAGGTGGCCATCTCAGGCCTCCCGGTTGAAGACGGGCTTCCGGTTGTTGTAGTAGCCGAACGGGCTGTTCCGCTCTTCGTAGTGCAGGTGCGGGCCGGTCGAGTTCCCGGTGTTCCCGGAGTAGCCGATCAGCTGCCCCTTCTTCACCGCCTGTCCCGGGCGCACCACGATCTTGGACAGGTGGCAGTAGCCGTGCCGGACCGTGTTGGTCTGGAGCACGATGTGGTTGCCGTAGGAGGAGCCCCAGGAGTTCCCGGTCGAGATCACTCGCCCGGCCTTGGAGGCACGCACCTTGACCCCGGTCTTGCCCTTGGTCGAGTAGTCGTCGCCGGTGTGGTAGCCAGCGGCCCACTTACCGCGCTTCCCGTACGGGGTGGTGACCGAGTAGCCGGGGATCGGGTTGCTCATCCGATGCCTCCCACCCGGCGATCGTCATCGGGGTTGGCACCCACGTTGTCGTCCTCCGGGTCATCCAGCTCTTCGTCGTAGCCAGCGGTGGCTTCCTCGATGGTGGTCTCGGGTATGCCCTCGGTGTCCACAGGCTCGTCATCACCCAGGTCGACATCCTCGTCGACCGGCTCGTCCGGCTCGACGAAGACATCCTCACCGGGGGTCTCACTCATCCGTGTTGTCCTCGTCCTCTGCCCGCTGCTCTGCGGTGCGCTTGTCGGCTGGGTTCTCCCAGGTCACGTTGCGCGGGTCGTTCTCGTCGTCGAAGAGAGTGTCCTCCTTGCCCGCGGCGAAGGCAGCCGCACGCTCGGCATCGACCTCACGGTCGGGGTACTGGATCTGTCCCGGCACGCCAGCGTCGGCCACCTGGGTGTTGTCCTGTGACTCTTCGTGAGTTGTCATGTCTCCATCCTCATCCGGTTGTCTAGTGCTTCTCTTCCCACGTGATGTGCAGCTCACCACAGCGCAGGTTCTGTCCCACGGCCACCACCCGCGAGTAGTCGTTCGGAGCAGCGTCGGCCTTGACCGGGTCCTTCCAGGCCAGACCCATCCCCTTGATCCCGGTGTTCAGGTTGTTCAGGTAGCTGTCCGGCAGGTCGAACCACTTGCCCTGGCCCTTGGCCAGACCGCTGCCGATCTTGGTCAGCTCGTTCCGGACGATGTCTCCGGCAGCGCCCGGGTTCGGCAGGTCCTGAGCCGTCCCGTACGGGGTCCAGAACAGGTAGACGTTGGCGTTGGCAGCCCCGTTGTCGCCTCCGGCTGCGTTCTCCCGCCGGATGTAGATCTGAGCCGCCTTCACCGTGATCGTGGCTCCGCTGGTGCCGACCGCGTCGGTGATCTGGTTGCCGTAGAAGAACAGTCCCTGCGAGCGCGGGCTCTTCTGCTGGATCAGGTCCCCACCCTGGAAGCCGGTCGCGGTCCGCCAGGAGCCACCGCTGTTGGCCTGGAACCGGGCCTCCTTGGTGACCACGTTCGCCACGTCCACGGAGTTCTTCGGGACCTTGATCTGTGCCTGGGTGGCAGCGCTCCAGTTCCCGGAGTTGTCCAGGGACCAGGCGGTGAAGTAGTAGGTCGTGTCGCCCTTGATGATGGTGCCCGGCGAGGGGTTCAGCGGGAACTGCTTGTAGACCAGATTCGAGGTGTCCTTGTGCCCGCCGTAGTCGTTGTAGCGCCACTCGCTCCAGGGCTCGTTCGGGTAGGTGTTGTCCGGGTTGGGATGCCAGGTGCCACCGAACTGGGTGGTGGGAGCCTTACCGCCGTAGGTGGTGAGCATCCGGATCAGCCGGGCGTCGTCGTCGTTGGCCGTTCCGGGCAGCCGGGTGCCGACCTGGATCCAGCG